AGGTAGGTTGCCTACATCAGTCAAAGTAGAAGCAACTGCACCACACTCAGCTTTTGTACACGGTAACTTTAAAAGACTTCCTAATGGTTATAGATTGCCACCAAAGAAGAATAGAAAAAACTGGGGTGGTGCTAACTGGAGAACTAAACCACATTATCCACCTATACAACCAATAGAAGAATGGGCTAGTCGAAAAACAGATGTCAACCCTTATTCTGTGGTAAACTCCATTAACGAGAGAGGAACTCCCTTAGTTCCATTCTTACTTATAGCTGAAAAGAACACAAGAAAAGAGCGTAGGAAAATAACACGCAAAGTTTCAGCAGAGATTTCTTTGGCTTGGAAATTAAAAAAGTAAGGCTAAGATAAGGAGAGATATGTCAAAATATGGAACTGGTGGCAGTAAGCCGTCAAGCAGAAGGCGTAACAGAAGAAGGACAGGTAAAAAGTAAATGGCTTTTATACACGGTAAAGATACTAAAGTTTTTATGGACTCAACAGATTTGAGTTCTTATTTAAGTTCTGCTGACCCAAGTAGAACAGTTGATGTTGGAGAGACAACCACTTTTGGTAGCTCTAACAAAACATTCGTTGCAGGAGAAAAGGACGCTTCAGTTTCCTTCTCAGGATTTTTTGACGCTACTGCTGATAATATTATTCAAGGTCTAGTTGGAACTAATGATAAAGTCGCTCTCATTGGTTTTGACGGAGTTGACGCAACAGATGATTGTATGTTCGGCAAAGGTGTAACAACTAACTATGGGATTTCAAGTCCTGTTGGAGATGTTGTTGCAGTTACCTTTGACTTACAAGCAAGTGGTTTCTTTAGTGGTAGCGTTTTAGAAAATGCTACTGTTACTGCAACAGGTAACGGAACTGCTAGAGATAATGCTAGCTCTACTTCCAATGGTGGTGGTGCTTTTATAATTGCAACATCAGTATCAGGAACAAGTACGCCTACGTTGACTGCTAAGATTACACACTCAGCAGATAACTCGACATACGCAGACCTTGTATCTTTTACTGCTTTAACATCAGCAGGTGCAGAAGTTAAAGAAGTAGCAAGTGGCACAACAGTAAATCGATACTTAAAAGTCGTTTATACTGTTAGTGGAACAAACCCAAGTTTCAATGTTATAGTTGGATTTGGAAGAAATAATTAAAAGGAGAATATATGGCATTTGTACACGGTAAAGATTCAGTTTTCAAACTTGATAACTCAGGTGGGTCATTAACTGACATCTCAGCTTTTGTAAACAATGTTGATTTTCCTGAAACATCAGATGTATCTGAAACTACAACACTAGGTGCAGATAATAAAACATATATCGCAGGTCTTAAAGACGCGACAATCGGATTGTCAGGTCTTTGGGATTCTACTGCTGACGCTATATTGGGTGCAGTTGTTGGTCAATCAGCAACTCTATCTTTTGAATATAGCCCTGAAGGAACAGGTAGTGGCAAAGTAAAATATACTGGAGAAGCAATTTTGACTTCTTATGCCATATCAAGTCCAGTAGGAGATGTCGTAGGATATTCTGCCGATATGCAAGTTTCAGGTGCAATCACAAGAGCAACACATTAATAAGTAAAAAGGAGAGCTAGACGTATGGCTAAAATTTTAAACTTAGATGACATAAAGTCATTACCTGATGTGCCAACCAAGACTATTGATATTCCACAATGGAATGTCTCTATGAAGGTAAAAGGCATATCTAAAAAAATGCAAATCGAATTAGGTCGATTAATCAATGGCGAACAAACAGACGCTTTTGATTATCAAAAAGCACTTCTAATAGCAAGTGTGGTTGAGCCTAAGTTAACCGAAGAATCAATAGATGAACTGTATGAAAAAGACGCAACAGTTATTGATTTAATATTTGCAGAACTTAATACACTTAACGGTGTAGGAAGCGAGATTGAGTCGGCACTAGCCGAAGATTTCAAAAGCTAACCCTGACTTAGTATTCCAATTCAGATTAGCTCGTGACTTAAGAATGACAGTTGGCGAACTGCGAACTAAAATGTCATCATTAGAGTATTCTCAGTGGGCTACATACTACTATGTAGAACAACAAGAGAGGAACAAACAACGAGCTATGGCAGAAGCAGAAGCTAAGAAAAGGAAACAAAGATAATGGGTAGTTCAAATATCCTAATAAAACTTGTCCTAGAAGGATTTACTAAAGCTAAAGCCCAAATGAATAATTTGGGTAAGTCAACTGATGACTCATCAGGGAAATTAAATAAGTTTGGTACAGTAGCTAAAGTTGGTGCTATTGCCGTTGGTACAGTCCTTGTTAAAGCCTTAGCAAGTGCAACAAGAGAGTTCATAGAGTTCGAGGATAAACTCAACCAATCTCTTGCCATAATGAAAACAACAGAAGAACAACAGATTGCTATGGGCAGGTCTGCTAGACAAGTTGCAATCGAAACAAGAATTAGTGCTGATGAATCAGCAGAAGCATTCTTTTTCTTAGCGTCAGCAGGTTTAGACGCAGAACAATCTATACAAGCATTACCACAAGTTTCTAAATTCGCACAAGCAGGTATGTTTGATATGGCTCTTGCTACTGACTTAGCAACTGACTCGCAGTCTGCATTAGGTCTGACAGTTAAAGACGCAGAACAAAACCTTACAAACTTAACTAGAGTTACAGACGTTCTTGTAAAAGCTAACACCTTAGCAAACGCTTCTGTACAACAGTTCTCAGAAGCTCTTACAAACAAAGCAGGTGCTTCTCTAAAGGTTGCTAACAAATCTATCGAAGAAGGTGTAGCAGTCTTATCAGCTTTTGCAGATAGAGGTGTTAAAGGTGCAGAAGCAGGCGAGAAGTTAAACCAGTTACTTAGAGATATACCTAGAGCTACTGCCAAGAACAAAGAGGAGTTTGCAAAACTTAACCTACAAATGTTCGACTCAGAAGGTAAGTTACTTAATGTTGCAGACTTAGTAGAGAACTTAGACTCAGTATTATCTCCAATGTCTGATGAACTTAAAGCAAGTACATTAGACCAGTTAGGTTTAAATCGTGGTGTAGCTGACGCAGTTAAAATCTTGTCAGGTGCAGGAAATCAAATACGAGAGTATGAATCTGCTCTTAATGACGCAGGTGGTACAACTCAAGACGTTGCAGACAAACAAGTTACATCTTTACAAGGTCAAATAGATATATTATCTTCTAAATTTACAGAGGTTGGTTTAGTTCTAATCGATAGTCTAAAACCTGCTTTAGAAGGAACAATAGGTTTCTTTGATAAATTACTCTCAAGCATACTTAGTGTTATAGACCCACAATCAGACTTCAACAAAAAGATTGAAGAAGGCAAACGCATTATGGAAGAACAAGGTATTGCAATCAAGAAGTCGGAACAATCTTATGATAAATACAATGTTGCAATAGAGAGTACCGAAGCAAGTGAGAGCGATTTAATTAGAACACATCAAGAGTTTGCCGAAGCTATGAAGTTCCAAGAAGCAATACAAAGAGATTTAATCGCTAACACACACGAGTTAGATAGAGAAACAGGTAACTTAAATAACACTAAAGAAGAATCAATCGAACTTACAGGAGAAGAAATAGAAGCAGAGAAGCAACTTACTAGGGATAGAGCAACGGCAGGATTGGACGCTCTTAGAAGTCTAAATGACGCTTATCAAAACCTAAGAGATATAGAAGAAGATAGATTAGACCTAGTAGATAAAGAAGCTAAAGCATTAACTAACTTAAATAAAGCTAATAAAGATTTAGAAAAAGCTAACAGTAAGGTTGAACAAGCTAAGGAAGATTTTAATAAAGTATCAGGACTTGGTGCAAAAGTAACTAATGAAGAATCCCTAGCTATTGCAAGACAAAGAGAACAAATATCAGAACTTGAAAAAGTAGAAGAAAAGTCTGAGATACAAAAACTACAACTTGCAGTTGCAAGAGAACGCTTAAATGAATTAATTGAACAATCAACTGCTATCTCAAGAGAAGAAGAACAAGCCTTAAGAGATATTGAGAGAGCAGAAGAAGATGTAATTAAACAAACAGAAAAACTTAGAGAAGCACAAGATGATTACAGACAATCACAAGAAGATTTAGCTAAGGCAACTGCTAACTCTACTGAGAACATCTTGGAAATGGCTCTAGCTAAGGCAGAACTTGACTCAGCGTTAGAAGATTTAAAGTCAGCAGAGAAGTTTAAAGACGGCATAAATGAAATAGTTAGATTGATTGGTGGAGATTTAGACACCTTGACGAATCAATTTAATGCTTTATTTAATCTTGCAGGACGTGAAGTTGGTAATCAAGGCTTACCACCAACAGAGAATAAAGTCATTGATGACATTGTTGAAGCAGTTGAAGATGACTTTGTACCGACAACACCTGCACCAACCAAGAAATTTGGTAGCTTAGGACAAGCAGGAGAACAATTTGTTGATAGGTTTGCAGAGTCAACTGGTGGTAGAGTTGGTACAGGTGCAGGTGGAACTATCATTACAGTCAATACTGGTAACTTACTTGGTACAAGTGAAGATGTACAATTAGCAGTAGCAGAAGCCCTTAAGCAAGCACAACGTAAAGGTATTAATGTGGCTTTATAATGAGTGCCAATTTTGATTCCAATGTATCTTTAACTCTACAAGTAGCTTTTGATTCAGAGCCTTTTGATGAATCACAATCATATACAGATATAACAACTTACCTTAGAGCTTTTACTACTAGACGTGGGCGTGCCAATGAGATTGGAGAGTTTGTTGCAGGTACAATGAGCTTCTCAGTATCAAACGCTGATAATAGATTTAATCCTAACAATACTTCTAGTCCTTATTATGACTCAGGTAACGCAAGAACAAAAATACAACCTCTTAAAAGAGTACGTATGTCTGCTACTTATGATTCATCAACCTATGTTATTTATGAAGGTTTCTTACAATCTATTCCTGTAAAGTTTATCTCAGAAGGTGCAGACTCTATTGTTACCTTCACTTGTGCTGACGCATTTAAGATATTTCAGTCTGCTCAGTTAGACGGTATTGGTTGGCGTTTAGGTCAAGCAGGTTTCTCAGAGTTAGGTAGTTCTACACGCTTAAGTTATGATGACGCACAGGAATTATCTTCTGCAAGAGTTACTCGTATCTTAGACTCTATTGGTTTTCCTAGTAACAGGAGAGATGTTCTTACTGGTACAAAACAAGTTATTGTACAACCTATATCAACAAATGTGCTTACAGGTTTAAGAGAGTGTGAGACTGCTGAGAATGGACAATTCTTTATTTCTAAAGACGGAAAAGCAACGTTTAGAAATAGAGATTATAAACTCTCAAACACTAAAGCAGTTAACGTACAAGGTACTTTTAGTAATGACGGTAGTAATTTACCATTCACAAATGTCTCTACTTCCTTTGATGACAATGAGATTATCAATGTTTATGAGTGGCAGAGAAGTGGTGGTACTACACAATACAAAGCTGACGCTGATTCTGTACTTAGATATAGACCTAAAGAGAGTACTAAGACAACAATTAACATTAATGATTCTGATGTTTTATCTATCATTGAACAAAAAATTGCTGAAACTTCCTTACCAATTTTAAGAATAGATACCTTATCTGTTAACCCTAGAGAGAATACTTCTCTTTGGGAACAAGTTTTAGGACGAGAGTTCGGAGATAGAATATCTGTTAAGATAGTTAATGTTGACGGTAGTAGCTTTACTGATGAACTTTGGATAGAATCAATAACGCATACTGTAAACGCTAGTAATCAAAGTTGGGATTGGACTGCGACATTAAGTCCTGCAGGTAGCTCGGCTTGGATATTAGGACAAGCGAAACTTGGAGAAGGAACAAGGTTAGTTTATGCTTAGTAAAAAGGAGAATTTATAAATGGCAGGCTTTAAAGTTTGGACAACAGGAGACTTAGTAAACGCTTCTGATTTTAACTCATACCTACAAGAACAGGTCATCATGCGTTTTGCTGATTCGTCTGCTAGAGATTCAGCAGTCAGTTCAGCAGAAGAAGGTATGTTTTGTTTCTTAGCAGATAGCAATACCCTACAATTTTATAATGGCTCATCTTGGGCTTCATTCATTGGAGAAGGCGACATAACAGGAGTAACAATAACAACTGCTTCTACATCAGGTCTCTCAGGTGGTGCAACGGCTACATCAGGTGCATTTTCAAGCACATTAGTTATAGCACCTGCACAAGCAACATCAGGAACAGTCGCTTCAACAGACATAATTTTATTTGGAGACGCAGACGATAGTAATAATCTTAAAAAAACAACAGTTGCAGATATTAATAACTTAGTATCAGCAGGTGTATCATTAGGCTTAGTATTGGCTTTGAGTTAAGAGAGGATAAAAAATGGCAGATACATTACATTCAGTACAAGGTGTATTAGGAACATCAGCAGGAGATATTGTTGACGCAGTTCCTTCATCTACAACTGAAACAGTCATAGGTATTTTAGTATCTAATGTAAATTCAAGTAGTGCTGATGTAACAATAGATTTAAGTGTTACAAAATCAGGTGGAACATTAAGACACATCTTAAACAATGTGAGCTTACCATTCGGTACAACTATTGAGATTACAACAAAGATAACATTAGAGACTGGCGATAAGCTACAAGGTTTATGTTCAAGTGCTTCTAGTGGAGAATACAACGTATCATTTCTTAGACAGACCTAAAGGATTCTTATGTCCTATATAGGTACACAACCAAATGATGTAAAAAAGAATACAGGTTTATATACACCTAGTGAAATATTACAACTTACTAAAGACGGTAGTTGGGGTGGTAGCTTAGAACTTATTGAAGAAAAATCTATTAGTAGTGTTTCATCAGCAATTTTTACAGATATAAAAGAAGCAAAATATAATGTTCATTTTTTGGCAATTGATAACCACCACCCTAGTGATGATACCAAAAGAATAAGAATTAGATTTTTTGAAAATGGAGTAGAGGAAACTGCAAGTGTTTATCAAGTAGCTAGTCAAATAGGACTTGCTAATGGCTCATTTTCTGAAACTAGAAGTACAGGGCAAAACCATTTAAGAGGTATAACAACAACAGGTAATGCAACAAATGAAAGTGGAAATGCTTATATTTATTTTTATAATCTTGGGGATAGTGCTAAATATAGTTTTACCACAATTCATAATTCTACTGTGAATGGCTCAACAGTTTTTTCAATGGAATTTGGGGGTGGTGTACTACCTCAAGCAAGTACAGTTGACCAAATTAAATTATATGTTGTAAGTGGTACTTTTTCTGCAACTGCAAAACTTTATGGAGTAAAACAGATATGAGTAACCTAAGATTAATTAATGAAACTACTACAACAGTTACAAACCTTATTAGTATTACTGATGTCTTTTCAGCAGATTATGATATTTATAAAATAGTTGTTTCAGGTTTAAATCAGGATACGAATGTTGCCAATGAAATTAATGGCATAAGATTTATTAATAGTAGTGGCAGTCTTATCTCTGCTAGTGATTATGACTATGC